TCTACTGTAACATCAGCAGCGTTAGTACCATCAATGTTTGATATCATAAGTGTGTTTACTTTAGCAACTTTATCTGCAGCGACATCAATAATAGATGCCCTACTTGTTGTTACTGCACCTGCTACTGTCGTAGGTGTAATACTTGATACATTAATTAGATTTATTACGGCCATTTACCTTTTCCTTTATTATCCAAATACAATTGCCATAGCGATAGCAAATCCTTTAGTAGCTGAACTACCACTAGCATAAGTTTTTAAATCTGATGCAGGGATAGTTTTCATTGTCCCACCATCATTAACTACAAAACCATCTGCATCTGCCACTGTTATTGAACTACCAACAGAAGTATCTCCATCTAATAAGTTTAACTCTGCTGCTGTAGATGTTACTGCAACTCCACCTATTTGTAAAGCAGTTGACGCATTTATAGTAGGTGCAGTTACTGTTCCAGTGAATGTTGGATCTGCTACAAAAGCTACTGTACCTGATGCATCAGGGAATGTAATAGTCCTATCTGCAGTAGGATTAGCAACAGTTAAAACAGTTTCGTGATCGTTTGCACTAGACCCTTCTATAGTAATACCTGCGTCACTTAAATATAATCCGCTTACTGTAGGGCTTGTAATTGTTTTGTTTGTTAATGTTTTTGTTGTTTGTGCATAGTATGTATCAAGTAAGTCTACATCAAAATACTTTAATCCAGTGGCTGAATTATCATACATAAGTATTGCATCATTGTTTGCTACTGCTGTAGAAGTGTCAGGACTAATTGCTGATACATCTGCTACAGTATTAATCTCTGCACCTGTAGCATTAAGACCTGTTACATTATTAGCTGTTGCGTTTACAGCTTGTATACGAGCTTCTACTGATTGCTGTGTAGGAACTAATGTTGCACTATTAGAAGCCATGTTATCTTCATCAACAAAGCCTGTAATAGTTATAGTCCCATCTGATAAACTACCATAAGTTACAGTACCTGTTGTAGTAATTGCAGATGAGCCATTATCTATAGCACCAAACCCACTTGAGATGCTACCACTATTCAATGCGCCTACTGTAGTTACATTACTGAGAGTATCTAAAGATGTCTCCATATATGTTTCAAAGTCAGTAAGGGCTACCTGCTTCATAGTCCCTGCATCATTAACTACAACTCTGTCTGCGTCTGCAAGTGTAGTAGATGTAGCAGACGTTCCACCGTCCATGATGTTCAACTCTTCAGGTGTAGCACTAATTTGAGTAGTGCTTACTGCAGCTAATACAGGAATAGTACCGCTTTGGTTAGGCAGGTTAATTGTGCGGTCTGCTGTAGGGTCTACAATAGTAAGTGTAGTTTCGTGATCATCAGCAGTAGCGCCCTCAAACACAACAGCATTCTGCGCATTCATAGTAACAGTATCTACTACTGTGGTAGTTCCTCCTACAGTCAAGTTACCTGTAATAGTAAAGTTACGAATACCTGTGTAGTCTTTGCTTGAGTCTAATATTACAGCTTTAGATGCAATAGCAGTACCAACTGCAGTACTTCCTAAGTCTAATGCGTTAAGTTCACCTACAACTGCTGTAATGCCATCTAGTGTATTTAGTTCTGCAGCAGTAGAAGTAACTCCATCTAGTATGTTCAACTCTGCTGCTGTAGATGTAACACCATCAAGTATGTTTAGCTCTGCAGTAGTAGCAGTAACACCATCCATTACATTGAGTTCAGCAGTAGTTGCAGTCACACCGTCCAAGATGTTTAGTTCTGCTGCTGAAGCAGTTACTACTGTACCACCAAGAGCAAGTCCATTTGTACCATCGTGAGATGCTACATTAAAGTTAAAAGAACCATCAGCAAATGTAGTGTTACCTGTGATAGTAATAGCACTACCATCTGCACTAATACTGTCTAATGCTATGTCTCCTACATTAGTAATGTTTGCATCACCAAAAGATGTAGCAGCTAACGTAGTTGCACCTGAGACTGCAAGAGTACCGCCAATAGAAGTGTTGCCACTTGTATCTGCAACGGTAAACTTATTTGAGTCCATAGCAAGACCGCCATTTAGTGTCGTAGCTCCTGTTACTACAAGAGTACCTGCCACTGTAGCATTTGCATCTACAGCAAGCGTATCTATGTTTGCTTGTCCATCTATATATAAGTCACGCCACTCAGAACCTGTAGCACCCAGGTCATGCGTATCATCTGCAGAAGGTAAAAGAGCAGAAGCAATATCAGCAGTTACTGTAACTGTATCTGAAGCTGCGTTACCAAGTGTAGTGTTTCCATTTACAGATAAGTTACCTGTTACTGTAGCATTCTCATCTACTTGAAGTGTGTCTACTGTAGCTGTACCATCTAGATATAAGTCCTTAAACTCTACAGAACTTGTACCTAAATCTATATCGTTATCTGTAACAGGTACAACAACACCATCTTGAAACCGTATTTGCTCTACTGCTGAAGAAGAAACCTCAACAAATACACCATGCCTGTTGTTACTAGTATCTACTACAACTTTATTTAAAGCATCCGTGTCAGCTATAAGAGGCACATACGCTCCCTCAGTAGAACTGCCATCATGTTTATGCCCACCCGATAAAGCAAAAGCATCTCGTATAGCGTTATACTCTGCGTTTACTGGTGCAGCTTTAATAACCTCATTAGGTTGTATTGTTGATGCTGACTGTCTTGCATAACCTGCCATGTTATAACCTATCTCCTACCCCAAATGTAATTACTAAGCCTTGTATACTGTGTGACGGTTTTGTGTCATTTGTAACATATCTTACTGAAATTGATTTCCCTGACCCTGAAACATTTGTTCTTCTTATAGGTGCAGGACTACCATCATATATAGCGCCACTAGTAGCATCATCAGCAGCATACGCAGCTTCGTTGTAATAAGCAGCAGCATTCGTATTACTTAGTGTAAAGTCATTGGGGTTTAAAACATTTACATCTTCATAATCATAAACTGCTGACATTAATATTTCATTATCACCTTCAGAACGTAGATAAGTTGCTATTGTATAAAATATCTTACGTTGTTCTGGGTCTTGCATGTACAGGTAAGGAGTTTGGAAAGCACTAAATATATCTTCACCTGCAAAGCTATTACCCTTTTCTTGCCTATGAACTTTACCATCGTTGTCACCATGAATAACAAATTCGTTCTGACCTATATATCCACTATCAGCACAGGTTGCTCTTATTCCTAGTAACTGCCCATACTCAAACTGTAATCCATTAGGTGTTTGTCTAAAACCTCCTATAACACCTTGAGTATCTGCAGCGGCAAAGAAATACCTAAATTGAGTTTTTCCTCTAAGAACAACAGCGTTTAAACCATCTAAGTCAATATCAAAAACAACATCTGTAAAGACTGACTGAATGTCTTTTGATACAGTTTCTAAGTTTACATCACCTATTTTGTCTGTACCAGAAACAGGACGTAAACCGTCTTGTGATAGAAATAATAAATCTCCACCTATTTCAATAACACTGTCTGTAGCTAAACACCCTAGATTATCAGTAACAGACTCTAATACGAAATTAGAAATATTATTACCAACAAGCTTACGAATGTTGTTACTGCCAAAAATAAACAAAGCATCACGAAACGTCTTTATAGCTACTATAGGAAAGCCTACATTTATTACACCAGATCCGTTAACTGCAGAATAGTCTAACTCATCATAGGGAGCACTAAAAAATATATTTGTGTCTTGGGCAGGATCACCTGCTAAAAACATGTGGTTTTGAAATACAGCAGAAAATTTAGGGTCTGTAGGAGCGTTACTATCAGTAATTTGTTTATATGTAGTACCATCATATGTTGCTGCAGGGTTAATACCATCTGTCAACATTATTTTTGCACTACCAAAATTATACTTTGTAAACCTTACCTTGCTTACACCTGACATGGTAGGATTACTAGTTCTAAATAATCCTGTTCCTGACCCTACCTCAATAGCTGCTGCTGTACCTGCACTTACAGCTATCTGAGTAATTGTATTAAAAAACTTTGTACTGCTTACTGTGCTATTGTTAGGACCAGCCACTACTTCTGTTTGCGCTGCTCCTGCAGAGTCTGTACCTGTAATTGTAAAGTTTTTACCTGACTCATTACCTGTACCAAAGAATGTAACTTTTCTAGGTTGCTCTGATGCAGCAGTAGTAAAATTTACTGATCCTGAAGATGCTAATGCACCATTTATTGTTAAGTTACCAGAACCACTAGGCGTTTGAGAAGCACATACACCATCTCTATCATCCGCAATAACATCACAAGTTATTTCACCCCACGATGTAGAACTGTTGACATACTTGTGTAGGTAGTTGCTACCACTAGAAGGTGTTCTACAAGCTAATATACCATCGTTAATACCGTTTGCTACACATACACCAAGCACTGAAGTGTTAGCTTGTCCTGTTACTGACCCATAGTCATTACTAAATCCGTTTATCTTACGATAACCACCAGTAACAGATGGCTCATAGTTTGTAAGTTTTACAGCAGAGCCAGGTTGAGTTTCACCTTGAGATAGCACATCCCTACTGGTGTTTAGTCCACCCTGACAAAAAACTTTAAAGGAAGCTAGATTGTCAGCCATTACATATTACCACTAAATGCACTTGTCCCTGAACGTTCTATTACTGTGGAGCGAACTACTAATATATCATCTACTAAAACTCTACGCATTGCTTTTATACCATCTTCAAAGTTGTTTTGATGCATTGCAGCACTTTGTTCATTGCTACGAAATCTCATCATAAACATCATAGCACCGTCTATAACTACATGTTTAAAACGCTCAGGTATAATTACTGTATCATTATAATTTGTTAATTCTGTGGGGAAACTCCAGTAGACGTACTCTATCTGGTAGGCTGCATCTGGTACAGGTGTAACACCAAACTTCTCTTCTAGTGTTTGGTATACGTAAATGGGTGAGCCATCCCCATTAGTTAAATCACCTGTATCGTCTATACTACGATGGTTTTGTATATAGTCATCATAAGAAATAGGTCTAAGCCTCATGGGTGCGTTATCTTTTGATGTAAGCTTTTTAAGATAAAACGTATCCCAATCTGTGCTAGAGTAATCATTAGGAAAACTATACTGTCTAGTACCTGCAGTAAGAGTCTGTGTTTGAGTTGTTTTTAAGAAAGGCCACTCCTGACCATCTTGTACAATAAGACGTATACTATTATTAATGGCATCTTTAGCTAAAGCTTGAACATTACGTACTGAATCAAAACCTTCACCATTAGCATCTAGCGTGACTTCATTTAGTCTACGTAATAATTCATTAACTAATGTAACATATGTAGCCATTTTAGTATCCCTTAGATGTACTTAAAGGGGCAAGTTTCCCTGCCCCCCTAGTTTTGCGCTTATGCAAGCAAGTCACGATCTACTTCGTCAGGAGCAGCGTCACCTTGATCACTAACATCCATCATCATAGCGTAAACACGTAGTTTACCTGCTGAGAATGTTGCACCGTCACCTGCAAAAGTCAGGTCTAGTGTGTCTGCTGTAGCAAGCGTAACGTCTGCTGCAGGTGTAGCTGAAGGAGCATATGCCCCATCTGCTGCGCCATCAATATCAAACGCTGCAACAAATTCGTCAGCATCTGCTGCACCCAATGTTACTGTTGCGTTTGTACCTGTGTTCATAGTTGCAGATTCTACAACACAAACACCAGCATGAAGTACCCTTGTATTAGCAGGTATTGTGAGACATTGAACTACGTCAGCAGATGAACAGTCAATAGCCTGTGCAGTAAGATCAATAGTTTTCTGTACCATGTAAGGCGAACGCCCTCTTTGGGAATTACCGTGTGCAGGTAAAAGCAAAGCTGTTAGAGTAGCCATAAGTTTATCCTCCCTTACGCTGCGTTATATTTAGCAGTTACGATAGCTTCTGGACGAAGTATCTTCCTGCCATATAGGTGCATACCACGAACGATGTCACTAAATGAGTCTGGATCACGATAAGTCTCAACTTTGTTGATTTGCTCTGCAGTTGCTACTGCTGAGTCGTGACCAGCCACGATAACACCGAAGTTAGTATTTTGATTTGCTGATCCAGTTGTACCAGCACCTGTTCCTACCGCTGGTAGGTTTGATGATGTGTACATACGGAAGCCATGAATGTTATTCAAGACTAAACCGTTTTGCAGCCCTGCTCCACCGAAGTCAGCATTCATCATGCGTGAATCTTCGTCTTTGAGTAGTTCTACAAACACAGGGTCAACAACGAGCCATCTGCCTCTTGTATCAACTTGCTGTTGATCTAAAAGACGTCCCATACGAGCAATAACTTGTAAGGGAGTTGCTGTTGCAGTATCAGCAGCAGTTGCACCGCCTAAACGTGGCTTCAATGGAATTGAGTGATCACCAGCAGATGATGTCGTAATGTTTCCAAAGTCACCCTTCTTAAGCTTCATAGAAGAAAGAAGTTCGTCTGTACCTGCAGTTGAAACAGCTACTGTACCGTTTACTTGGTCATTAACTGTTCCTGCATTTGCGTGTAGCGCAGACTGTTTGAAACCTGCCAAATAGCCAAGACATTCTTGATCCATTTGATCAGCTAGTCTGTATGCTGCACGATCAGTTGCAAGTTGCATAAAATCTACGTGACTATGGGCTTCCTCAATATCGTCCATCTTAAAAGCAAAATAATTGGCTTTATCAACAGTTAACTGAAATTCTTCATCGTCAAGATCTTGTGCTTGGATTTGAGTTCCACGAGCATATGCGGATACAGAAATTTCTGGCTCCTTAATAATTTTGACCGTGTCACCTTGGTTAGCAATCTCACCAAAATAATCGTTATTGGTAATTGCATTAGCTACGGCACTCTTGCGGAATGCAAGTTGTACCTGCTTGGAATAAATGATTGGTGAAAAGTTACCGTTTGGTAAATTCCCATAACCACTCGCTGTAGTAAAAGCCATTGTAATTCTCCTTATATAGATATGGCTATGTTAAGTTTTACACATCATATCCACGAAAGAGGCCGTTCATTTTAGGGTAGTCAGTGTTGCTAATCAGTTGGCCTACTTCATAGCTACTGGGCCTATATGTCTGGGTAGTTCTTATTGTGGCTTAGTGTTAGTCACACGATAGAGTAACATTTAAGTCACTCTAATCATGTTAGTAGTTATACTTACGAATTTGTTATTGTCAAGTAATTATTTAGACATATCGTAAATAAACTTTCCACTACGAATAGCTTCCATGATCTCATCAGATCGTTTCTCGTATTCTCTAGTGGACATCTTGTTAATCTGAGACTCACGAAGGTATGTATTACTTTCTTCAGTTTCAGGTGTATTACGTACACGAGCCTTAACAGCCTTAGCTGCATCCTTATCGCTTGTGCTACGTTTGTTTGTAGTGATACCATTGTCTGCTTTGTACAAGTCTATTACTCTCGCTACAGACTTAGCATCATCAACATTCTCATATAGTGCGTCTTGTACCCACTTAGGCTGTTCTTTAGCCCATCCATGAAACTCATCGTTAGAACGTATTTCTTGGAAGTCAGGGTGCATACTCAGTAATTCAGCTTCAGCTTTCTCACGTTTAGCATTTATACGTAACTCTTCTACTTCTTTTAAACGCTTATCAATATCTAGTGAACGCTCTTGGGCTTTCTTATCCGCTATAGCTTCTACTATTCCTGCTACATCAGGATACTTCTTAGCCCAAGTTTCTATCTCTTTGTCTGACTTAGGTAGTACAAGTTCATTCTTAGCTGCTGAGTCTAGCTGTCCTTTTAGCTTTTCTATTTCTGTCTTATGCTCTTCAGCTTTGTCTTGCATGAAACGTTGAATGTCAGCATAGCGTTGCTTAAATGTTTTCTCTTCTGCGCTTAAGTCATCGTCTGAGACTTCTTCTTGTGCTTCAGCTTTAGATTCTTCTTCTTGTTTGGAATCACCTTTTGCTTGAACTGGGGCGTCCTTAATAGCTTTGCTACTGGGTTCTTCTTCCTGTCCTGAGCCACCTGTGTGTTCCTCTAAGAGTTGCTTTAGCTCTTCTTCGTCACGCTGTGCACGAGCCGCATTTCTACGATGTGCTGCAGAGTCTACCATTATAGGCTTTGTTTCTTCTACTGCTGCTGTTTGTTCTACCA